TCAAAGCGAATAGCTTGCAACTCGCTCACGCCGTCCTTGATTCCGTAGATTGCGTCAATGCCGTCACCGAATACATCGTTCTCACGAGCAAAGGAATCGTACTGCTCTGGGTCGGTCAAGCGAGCAGCGTGTTCGTTAGGGTATGGGCGTTCTTCTTCTGAGTTCATTTCTTCAATAGCGTTTTCAGCCCAATCTCGCATCTCATCACCGCCCCAAGCCGCGTACATAATAGAGCCACAAATCTGATTGCCTTCCGAATCCTCGAAGTCACCTTGGTCGTAGACCTTGGCGCGTGAAAGGAAGGAGAATGTGCGCTTGATTATTTCGTCCGAGATTTCAGCACGGTCTGCCAACTGACGAGCACGGAACCATCCTGTGGCGGTTCCGCAGTCGCTTCCATTGGCCTCCTTGTAGTCAATGGCGCGCTGAGCGTGGTCTGATGCTGCTTGTGGGTAGTCGCTTCTCATCAGTCGGCATCTACTTGTCCATCATTGGGAACGATGCTTGCGTTGACCATGTTCAGAGGTTGCAAGTATACATCGCCGCCATCGATGGGGTTGAGGTTCTCAAGGTCGCGGATGTCATTGACAGAAAGCCATCCCCATTGACGGGCGGTGGCATAAGACTCGAAGCGGCTCTTGGTGTCTCCACGCAAGAGGCTGTCTAGGTTGAATCGGGTGTACAATGTGCCTTTCTCATCTTCGCGGAGCAACTTGCGGTCAAGCTCGGCCTCCCAGCGTGAGACGATTGGGCGAATGGTGTCTCGCACGAATGAAATGCCTTGCTCCTCGATATTAGCACGAGTAGAGCTTGCATCCAAATCGGCGAGCATGTGGGGAGGTACGCGGAAGATGCGAGCAATCTCCGTGACTTGCAACTTGCGAGTCTCGATGAATTGCGCCTCGTTCGGTGGAATACCAACGCGCTCGTATCGCATTCCCTCCTCGAGCACCGCAGTCGAATGGGCCTTGTTGAGGCCAGAGTGACTGCGTGCCCATGAATCCTTGAGGCGTTTCGCTGCATCATCGGTCAAGCGACCAGGATGCGTCAAGATGCCGCCAAGGTTTGCGCCGTTCCCAAAGAACTCAGCGCCAAATTGTTGAGCCGCAAGGCCGATGCCAATCGCCTCACGAGCGGCTCCAAGCACAGAGATGCCTGTAATACCATCCAAGGAAAGTCCAAGGAAGTGAAGCATCTCGTAGTCTGCGTATGTGTGCTTGTCATCAACCACATAGAACTTCTCATCGTTGTGCACCTTGACCTGCACCTTGTTCGGGTGAATGGGATGCAAAGCGATGGGGCGAGCTGCGGCATCACGCTCAATGTGACAATAGGCATTGCCGTGAAGGGTGATGCACGCCTGCATGTACTCTTTCCACACAAAGTCAGTCTGCGTGTTGTTTGGCTCCTTGAGAAGTTTTGCGAGTGGGTGATCCGTGAGACGGATGCGGCCTTGTCCTTGGCGTTCGTAAACATCCAAAGGCAAGGAAGCAATCGTTTCTGAGATGATGCGGGTGGCTGCGAATACGGCAGAGAATGCCATCGCGCTGCGCTCGTTTACAGGCTCTCCTGTCTTGGACTTGAAGAATAGGTCGTACAACCAAGAGGCTGGTTTTGCCAGACTTGTGCTTGGGTTCTCGGGAGATGCACGAAAGATTCGTTGCAGGAGGGTAGGCCGTTGCTCCATGCTAATAGTTTAGTCCTTAGCAAAAATACCAAAAACAATGAAGAATTGAACGGCAAAGATTTTGACATGTGCGTCAAATTGTTTACATTCCGCGACCTTTCTTCCTCAATGCAATGCGCAAGTGCACGAGATAGCCTACAATGTCATCAATAGTGTCAATGGTGTCCTCTGTGATTCCCGCTTGGCGTATGCGCCCCAACTTATCGTCTAAGCGAGCGCAGATGCCGCTGACAACATCGCCTTGATGGAATGTGCTGATGGGATGCTGAAGCGAGTCATTGTACTGCTCGTTCTTTTCCACGAATAAATCGCGCAGGCGTTGCAGTTCGTTCTCAAGGAGTTCATTTGTCTCTGTGGCCTTTTTGATTGGGCTTGTGGATGTTTGGAAGTATGTCATGAGTTTAAAGGATTAGAATGTCTCGTTCGCCGTAGATAGTGCTGTCATCTTTGTCATCGGCTCGGTCAATCATGTACTGACCCATTGCCATCGCAAGAGCCACCATGCCGTCAATCTTGTCGGAGCTCTTGGCTTTGTCGAACTTCAAGTTCTCGGCTGGGTCTTTCTTGATTTGGATGTTGCTGCACATCCATCTGAGGAGTTCGTTGCCTCCGTGGTCTAGGTTGCCGCTTCGAATGAGAATCTCGAGATTCTTCACAGGTGCACTCATCGAGGCAAAGCCTTGTCCAAATGGATAGCACTCAAGGCCATCGTCCACAAGGTCGGGGATCAGCGTGCTTGAGTTCCATCGGTCAAAAGCAATGCCCTTGACATTGTACTCCTCGCACATCTCTAGAATGTCGCGTCTGAGGATGCGGTAGTCAGTTGAGTTGCCGTCTGTCACCGTGAGCAACCCCTTGCGAACAAAGGCATCGTAGTCTGCCCCTGTGCGACCTCTTCGGCGAACGACTGCCGCCTCTGTGACCCACGCCTTGAGGATTACCTTGAAGCCATCGCCATCTGGGATGATGAGCACGAAGGCTGTGATGTCCTCGGTGGCTGCGAGGTCAAGACCTCCCCACGCTTCCATGCCATGAAAGTCCTCTGGGTTGAAGTCGGTGCACCCACTCATGAAGTCCTCATCGCTGACCCACTTCTCTTCGGAGCTCGTCCATTGGTTGAGGTGCAATCGTCTGAAGGTATTCTCATAGGTGATGAGCTGCTTGGCCTTCTCGCTTTGCTGTTGGATGTACTCCAACTTCAGCGATGTGCCGAGTCCTGGATTCACCTTGCGCCAAGTCTGCTCATTGTGGATGTCATCACCGTCTTCGGTCTCATATAGCACAGGCAAGAAACTTGCATCATCGATGATGCCTTCCTTGACCTTGCGTGCATAGTCGTAGAGCTCATAGCAGATGCTCTGCTTGTCGTGTCCTGCCGTTGTGATGGCAAGGGTGAGTGGTTGGCGGCGTGCGCCTGTGGCGGTGGTTAGAACATCCCAGAGCTCTCGGTTCGGTTGAGTGTGTACCTCATCGAACAAGCAGCAAGAGATTGAGTAGCCGTGCTTCGTGTTTGCATCCGCGCTGATGGCTTGAATGAAGGAGGAGTCATCATTGAGCACGATGCTGTTGCGGTAGACCTTGCACTTCTTTGACAAGATGGGTGAGTTCATCACCATCTGCTTCTGTATCTCGTGGATGATTCCCGCTTGAGACCTATCGCCTGCCGCAACGATTACCTCGGCTCCAGGCTCTTTGTCTGCGAAGAGGTGGTACAAGCCAAGTGCCGCGATGAGGTTGCTCTTGCCGTTCTTGCGAGGGATTTGAATGTAGGCGGTGCGATACTGCCTCAGACCAAAGTCATTGAGTGTGCCGTATAGTGGATCAATGATGTCAGTCTTCTGCCAATCGTCAAGGATGAATGGCTTGCGTGCCCACTCACCTTTGACATGGGTGCAGAAGGTCTCAATGAATTTGATGACGCGGTCAGAATTCATGCTAGTAGGTCATCAATGTCCTCAATCTCTTCGCTCTTGCCAACTCGTGCTCGGCTGCTTGGAGTGAGTCCGAAGTGTTGGACAAGTTTAAAGACGCGGTTCCAAGCCTCTTGCATGATAGCCACCTCTGGGTTGGGTCGGCGGATGGTGCCTGTGGCGGTCTCGCTTTCGTATGTTGGGCCGAGTTTCTTGATGATGGAGCGAGCGGCCTTGTAGTCTTCCCACGCCTCTGCCAACATCTCCAAGGACATCTCGTCAAGATCGCTGACCACGCCGAGCTTCTCAAGGCGTGTGGCGAGACGGTCAAAGGTCTGGCGGCTGATGTCAGTCAGATGCTCGGGTGTCTTTGGTTTCTCAGCGGGAAGGTCTAAGCCTCCGCCGTGTCGGTCTTCTCTGTATGTTCCCGCAGCCTTCTTCATGGCTTGTGGTTTGCGTGGTGGGCCTGGCATTTTGTATTGATTTTCAGTTGATTCGATGAATTGCGTGTTTAAACATTCACCCCCTACAACCCGCCAAAGTGTGCGTTGGGC